TTAGCGACCTACTGCTGACCATACTATCCCGCCAGGCCGCAATGCGTTGCTGATAGCCTCATTCACTGCGTTATTGATAGCCTGCTGCAGAATGGCTATAGATGCTGCCTGACCGTTCAGTTCAGTCCGAAAGGATTCAAACAGGCCGCTGTTAGTTACCGCATCCACTACAGCATCACGCATTTCGTCTGAGAGTTTGATCTTGGTTGAAGTAGCGGCATTGAGTCGGCCTGCATCAATGCTCAGCTGATCACTTGCCGCGCGGCGTTCTTTCATCTCTTCCTGGATTTTCGCGGCAATCGGGGTGTTCTCGAATACGCTAAGTTTATCCAATGCCCAACCTGAGCCCATTCCGGACGCATTCGGTTTGCTGTTCCCGTCGACTTCTACTCGGATGGAGTAAGAGGTGTTGGTGATTGAATTGCCCAGCCTTGCAGATTGAATAGAACCCGAATGAGCAGACGAGTCGTTGAGCACGGTTTCAGCCACCAGCTTTTTCCCAGTGCGCTTATCCCGGTCAGCCACAATACGCTCCAGCGCTTCCTTAATCTCGTCCGGTGTAAAACCACCAGCGATAGCGGCATAACGAGCACCCAGCATTACTACGGATATCTTACCTTCAGACGACACCCTGATGGATTGTTCAAAGCAATATTTGAAATGGTCAAGCTGGTCAGCAATGTGCTCCTGCATGCGCACGAGCTCGCCAATAGTCAGACTCGCTGATGGAGCGGCATTTTTATTATTCATGGTAGTTTCCTTTTAGACGTAAGCCTGTCGCACGACAATGCCGCAGGAGGAACGGATTGCCCAGGCCTGCAGCTGAAAGACCCTCTTCTGATGCGCGTGCGAAGCGTATAAAAAAGCCCCGCTTTCGCGAGGCCGTTTTTAATAGTCCGCCTGATGTTTATTCATCTTTCTTGATCACAACTTCCTGCGGTCTCATCTGCTGGATAGCACGACAGATGCAGTATGGGATGACAGCCCAGGCGACGCCCATAGCTGCACCAGCTGCTTGCTGAGGTGCGCTGACAGCGCCAAATACAGCAACAATACCCTCAATAAAACCAACTACCCCACACACGATACAAATTGCCCAAAGGAATTTCATTAACCTAACTCCATTTAAAAATGAGTTATTAGGATAAATCTGCATATCATTTAGTAAAGCATTATCGCAATTGAACAACGTATACCGCGAGTAGTTCAGGCTTTATCCCCTATAGGGAATATTTTATGTTTATCCGCTATAGCCATTACGATGGGTCTGCCCATGGTGATGGCAATAAAAAAGGCCGCTATTGCGACCTTGTCTTAAGAAGATGAGATTAAAGAAGTTTAATTTTTACGTCATAACCTTCAAGACCTGTCATTGTTTCGCGAGCAACAAACTGAATTTCAGAAACTTCTTTTCCGGTTTTCTTTTGTAGTTCTGAGATTTTTTTTGCTATCAGCGCGGCAATATCTTCTTCTGCCTTTTGCGTCAGAGCTTCAACTTTCATTTTTACCTCTTCTGGTTCATTTACCATTCAGATTCTCCAGCAAGGTGACAATGGTTAATGAACGGTCCTTAACCATAACTGTATATAAATTATAGACTACCGATAATGCAGATGCTGCATGCTCATAGGATTCGCTAGCAAATTCCTTCACATGGCATCCCACCACGTTAGTTTTGCTCACGTTGATGGCAATAAAAAACCGCCCGGAGGCGGTTATATTCAGCAGGTCAGCATGTTATCTGTGAATGACAAACAGTGATTTGCATTTAGGGCAGAGCAACGGCAGCTCTTGCCGTACTTTTGTGGAGGGGTGGTTCGAGTTATGGCCGCATATCGGACAAGACACTGTTGTTTTGGTCGCCGCTTCAACGCGTTTAAGTGCGTAATCGAAGAATGACATAATTTTTAACCTCTCTAAGAGTGAGGTCTACCATAACACGACTGGCTACTTTTTAATCACAACTGACCACACCTTAGCACTTAATCACCTTGTTAATAAACTGCTATCGGTTGGTTGTTTGCAGTTCGCCTGCCACGCTTTGTTATGCGCCAGGATGTCTTTCTTCGTCTGCATATCCAGCACATCAATATCATGATCGGTCAGGTAGATTGGCTTTACCCAGTCACAGGCGGTATCAACTACCACCGGGGCGCTGCCACGAGTCACGCAGCTCGCGATCAACATCATCGCCAGGCATATGGTTAACAGTCTGCTGTACATTGCTGGCCTCTTTCGTTGCTTCAACCCGGCGCTCTGCCACAGCGACCGTGGCTGCGGCATTATCTTCGGTACGCTGCTGGTCTGCTTTTGCCTCGGCTTTGCTGGTGCCGCGAACGTGGCCCAGGCCAAAAGCGCCAGCTATGGCAGCTATCACTGCTGCGACCAGCCCTATGATCGTTTCAATACCCATAGTGACCTCACACCAACACAGATTTTGCCAGGTTAAACAGAATACGCCGTTTATCCAGGCCGTTACGCCCTCCATTGATGATCAGCGTGACGCGCTCAACATCGCCCGAATAAAGCAGGCAGCCGTGGGACACGTAAAACCATGCTGCTGATCGCGCGGCATAGACATCCTGCTCCAGCAGCTCGGGGTGGGTTACCAGATCAAGCTTCAGCGCCTGACCGCAGTTGCGATAGTTGCTCAGGCCTGTGATCTGCTTCAGACCGCGGCCCCGGTATTTCCAGCCGTCACCCGCCACCTGATTACCCAGGTTCTTTTTGCCCCACTCTCCGCCATAAACCAGATTGGCGATCGCTTTCTGGTTAGCTGGCTGCGTGGCCGTTCTGCCGAGAGCCGCGGCCTGTTGTGCTGTGATGCGGTGCTTACCGAACACCGACACCAGACTGTCTGCCGCATAGTTCAGGTTTTCCACCAGCCGGGTAAAGCCACCGGACTCATGGCCTATCTGTGCGATGAACATGGCCTGATCGAGCGGCGCAGTAATGCCGAACTCTTTCATAGCTGCGTCGATATGCGGATACCAGCGCGCAGCTAACCCGGCGCTGATACCAGCCGCCTTCTGAAATTGTGTTTGGTTCATTATTGCCTCAGATGATCAACCAGGCGCGCAACGTTGCCTCTGACGGCCACCAGCACGGAAAGGAAAAGAACGTTGGCCCCAATGGTGGCCCACGATGAATGAGGATAAATGCCGCAAAGGTAGGCCAGTGGCACGGCGCTGTACGTCACAGTAATCAGCCATGCCAGGCGGGAAACCCACGGGCGATGCCGTGAATCACCCCGGCGGTAAAACATCAGTGTAAGCACTACGCCTGCGCAAAGCAGAGCGTTCAGAGTTGCTGTCGGGTCATTTAGTACCACCAGAACCTCCCCGGCGCGTTATCAGCGCCACCAGCGAGCCGACATCCTGGTTATTCAGGAACGTCAGGATTTTGACGGCTAATGCAGAAACGATAACGGCACCAATGGCGTCCAGGGGTTTGTCGCTGTAACCGGTCAGGTTAGCCAGCTTCGACCCGACCAGGCCGGAGCACAGAATGCCGGCGATATAGGACACGATAAAATAAGCAAGTCGGCGTGCTGCGCCCAGGTCGGCTGCAGTGGCGATATAAAATACCGCCCCTGCAAATGCGCCAAAAACTACACCGTAATCGGTCCCGGTTAGCAGTCCATAAACGCTGGCGCCCGCCAGGGTGCCACCGGCTAACCCCGTGCCGGAAATTGGATCGGACATTGGTCCCCCTCAGTGCTGTGAATCCTCTCAATATGAGGGGAAAGAAGGCCGCTGTGCGGCTGGGTATCACTCTGTCAAAGGCCATCGTAATGACCTTTTGCACAGTGTTATTTACTGGATTTAATCAGGGGCCAGAGCAGCGCAATCACCCCGGCCACGAGCACGCCATCAGCAAGGATGGACATCATTTTGCTGGTGAAGTCGATAGCCACCACCAGGAATAAAAGCACCCCTGCGGCGGCCCAGCGGAGATTGCCGATCACAGATACTGATCCAGAGGAAGCTGCAGCGCCTGAGCGATTTTCTTCAGCTGCTTCTCTTCTTCTTCACCGATTCCGTCGTTATCCGCCACATCCAGACACAGACAGAGCACATCAACCGCATCTGAAGTGCCAGCCACGTCCTGCAGCTCACGCAGCGCCTGGGCATTTGCAGAGCGCGGGGAAGCTTCGTAACGAGCGCGAATATTGCTGCTCATCTGCGCGATCTCACCAGCGAATGGGGCGAAAGCCGGCAGCGCAGAGATTGTTTTCTCCAGCACAGAAATTTCTTTTGCGTCGCAGGTGCCATCGGCGTAAGCGATGGAGTACGCACCCCATACAGTGGCCTCGACCGCGTCGCGGTTTTCCATCTTCTTAACTTCCACGACGGCCTTGCGCGCTTTCTGTTTAAAGATATTGAACATAGTGACTTTCCTTTTAGCGGGTGAGCCAGCGCTCAGGAATGATCGGCCCACAGAGACAGTCACACCGACCGTTCCCTATGGCTCACCCCTGAAAGGCTCTGTGGTTGAATTGCGCCGAGCGTGGCGCGGGACAAAAACAAAAAAGGCCGCCCGAAGGCAGCCTTAGAAATAGATGGTATTGAAGTTGTGGTGCCGGGTGCCTCCCGGTGATTCTGCGCCAGACCACAGAACCGCGTCATTCACCTGCCCTGTCTAGTCGCCCCACCGCATAGGGGGATTCACCACACGGCCACCATACTCGGCACAATCCATAAAAGATAGTTATTAATTTATTTTCACTTTTCTGAGCGCAGGTTTTTAATCGTTCTGGCATCTGGCTCTCTGTTTTCTGGCAACCGAGGGTCTAACCTTGGCATGTGCAAAAAACATACAGGAGGGTCAAATGTATAACTCAATTTTAGTTCCCATTGACATTTCCGAGGATAGCCTGACAAACACAGTGATTCCTTTTGTTCAGGCGCATGCAACTCTCAACACAGCCAAAGTCCATTTTCTTACTGTTATTCCTTCGCTTCCGTATTATTCAGCCCTGGGCCTGGCGTATTCAGCAGAAATGCCTGACCTGAAAGAATTCCAGCAAGCTGCTTTAACAAAGCTGGATGAAATTGTTAAGAAATTCCGAATACCTGACGAAAAAATACTAACTCACGCCGTAACTGGTTCACCAAAAGACCAGATCCTTAAGCTCGCAGACATGATAAATGCTGACTTAATCATTATTGCATCCCATAAACCTGATATATCCACATATCTGCTAGGTTCGAATGCTGCGGCTGTTGTACGGCACGCGAAATGCCCTGTCCTGGTCGTTAGGTAGATATTACAAGTTTGTGAAGTGCAATCTGCATGAAGAACGGAGGGAGCCTCCAGAGGTGTGAGGTTCCCCAGGAGTTTTAAATCGGGTTAGGTGGAGTGATTTCACGGGCAACTCACGCAAGCGTAATTAATAAAAAACCCGCTCGGTGGCGGGCTTCTTAACTGTGAACATACAATGCCCATTGTTAACGTCAAATTTACACAAAAACGGCAATATTGCAAGTAACGTGACGCTAAAATATGAGATTTAGAGCAAATTTTGCACTCTCGTTACTTTTTTGAGTTCCGCATCTGCGTTGCTCTCCTCCTGAAAACATTTCGTCACCAGGCTTTCATAGAAAGGCTTCCAGCTGTATCGCCAAGTGCGATCAGGAAGACTGTCCAGCTCGGCCAGAACGCCGCGATACGCCACCGATGATTTCGGCCTGCTGTACCCGCGCCCCTCACACCTTTTGCACTCCTTATAAACTGGCGCACCCAGCAACTCAGTTTGTTTTCGGTCGAGGGTTTGACCAGATCCGCCGCACTGGCAGCGCTTACTCAGTTGACCGGTACCATTGCACTTGCCGCACAGCTGGTGGTCCACATCCTTTACCTCGCGGAAGACTTCAAAGTCAGATGGAGACTGGCCCAGATCCTTGGCAAATTGAGGCAGGCGCATCGAGTAATGGCTTTTGGTGATCATGCTGGATTTGGTAATGAGGCCTTTTCCCTTACATTTCGGGCAGTCGGTACTGTCCGCAGCTGATGAGGCGTAATCCTTAAAAGCGAATCTGGCGAGGATCCGCATGCAGAGAGGAAACTTTTTACCAGCAGCTTTACACACTGCCATGGGTGCATGCTGTTTGGCGAACTCCGTCAGCCATGAGATGGCCGCTTCCTTATCCTGCGGGCTGATACCTGCCTTCCCCAGATACATGGCAAGACCGATCCCGGCCTCGGCCTGGGTCATCCCCAGCGCTGCCATGATGTCGGTTACCGTTAGTTGATCGCTCGCTGTTGCGCGTACGCTATCAGAGATGTGCATCCCTTTAGGTGCAAAAAATTTTAATACGCCGTCAAGATTCATTGCCGTCTCCTTTAAGCCAGAACGCCGAGCGCAAAGGCCCGGTCCAGCACTCTGATTATCATTTCCGGCTGGGTACCGTGCTTACGCTCGAATTTCACCGGATCGTTATGTAGTTCGGTATGGTGCTGACGGCACAGGGGGATCACGAGACTGTCGTGCGCCTTCGTTCCCATGCCTCCCTGTCCCCAACCGATTAGATGGTGTGGATCATCTGACGGCCTGCCGCAGCACTCGCAGGGCTGCGTCTTAACCCATGCCAGATATTTGGGTTTGTCCCAGCGGGTCCGCTTTGGCCGCTTCATCAGGGTCTGCGGGGATTCGGGATCCACAAGTACGCCCACGATTGGCTTAATGGCTGGCGCTGGAGGTGCGCCTGCAGGTCCTGCAGGCAACTCGTGGGCCTTTGCGGCGATAATGCTGGTGGCCGGTACCGCGGGTACGATCTCGCTCTCGCGATAAGTTTCTTTCGCAACTGGCAGGCGTAAAGCTTCACGAGCCACCGACTCTGGCAGCGCATCAGTGACGCCGACACGAACAGCCCACCAGCACAACTCAGGCAGGGATATCTCGCGGGTCTTATCGATCGCCAGCGCCGACCGGGCAGTGTCCAGCACCCAGTCGATGACGTTCTGACGTGCCAGCTCCGCCAGGCGCTCGGTGAATTGTTCGCGCAGCTGGTTGTCGCAGTGGCCACAAAGAAGAATCGCGCCGGGCTCATGCCGCGTGGTAGTCATTTCGTGATAGTGGTAGTCGCTGTGCTGGTACTGGCATGTGCCGCCGCCGTGGCGCAGCAACCAGTATTCCAGGCCAGCCAGCCCACCAGCAGCGGTGATCACCTTTTCGTGGAGGAAGAACGGACGCAGTGCCGGGTTGGCCGCCAGCGGCTGGCGAAGATCAGGCACCCGCCCGGTCTCAAAGCTGGCCATACTGGCAGGCTGGCTCTCCACCAGCACGCGCCCTGAAATGAACATGGGCATCAGTTCGCTGCCGGGTTTCAGCAGCACAACGCCCAGCTCCCGGGCAATAACCGGTTTCAGCAAGGCGCGCATCAGTCGATCTCCCCGATGATGATCTGCCCTACTTCACCCCAGCGCTTCGTCACGCGAGAATCCCAGATATGGGCGTCATCCGCATAGATGGCATCCATCAGGGCTTTCTCCAGGTTGTCTTTGTCGGGTTTCTGCTGGTGGGGTTTCCCCGCCATCTCCTGGCGCTTCTTCTTGCTCCAGCTCGGTGGCATCGGGAGGATGAACGTAATATGAGCTCCGGCTTCCGGCAGCTCGACGCCCAGCAGCCGAACGTGATCGCAGAACGCGCGGTAACGGAGAACCTCCGGGCGCTTTTTCCACTTATCCGCCCTGGTCATCCTGGGTTTGCCCATCGGGGTAATGTTGTATGTCTTCACGCTTCCCTCCAGAGCTTTTGCTGGAAGGTCTTATCCTGGCGAGGGGCTCTGTTTGCCTCAGGCAGATAAGCGGTGAGCGTCCAGTGGATGAGATCGAAATCAAGGCTGCGCACAGTACGCACGTCATTGGCGCGATAGCGGGCCTCGAGTTCGTCCACTTCTTTCGCGGTGAGCTGGGTATGGATAAAGCTGGTTTTCTTCATGCCGTCACCCCTGAGTGCGCAGGCAAAAAGAAACCGCTGATTCCGAAAGGAACCAGATTAAGTGTTTGTTTGGTAGGTTTTTGCGCCATGGTATCTCTCCAGTGGCGCAGCAGGTATAGGTTGTTCAGGCCTATGACGGGAGTTTAACAGAATTAAGCGAAACGCGGTAACCTGCCCGCTCCAGCATCTGCGTAAAGAGAGTTGGCGACCCTACAATCTCATCATCCAGAAGCGGCGTAAACGACACCTCATCACCTCGCCTGTACATCAGCGCGCGATCAAATTCAGGAAATGAGTGCAGCCGTGCAACGATAACCCCATCGTGACATCTGATGACTGCATAACCCTTTTTTGGTAATTCTTCTGTTTCTTTCACCGCACCCCTCCACCCGGGAAACTAATTGCATGCTGTATTAATAAAACCAGTCGTCTGCGCTTTCCCAGGTCTGCTGAAGGATTTCTTCAACCGTCTTTTTAACCTCTTTCTCACCACCATAAACACTTAACCCATCCGAGCCTGCGCGACGTATCACCAGACTGCAATCATCGAACTGGTTCTGGAGTCGTTTTAATAGTTCTTTTTCCAGTGCCGGAACCGCGCCCTTAGGAAGTTCTTTAGTGCGATCAATGGTTAACTCAACTTTCATAATTCCCTCCGCTGCATTTACTGTATAAATATACAGTATACCTATAGACCGGTTTGATCAATGCTTTAGGCGCACAAAATGCCAATAAGCACTATGAAAAATGAGAGCATAACCCCACCTGCCGCACGGTGTGCAAATCGCTCGTTTCAGTCTGTAAAGTTCAGTACGCCCCAACAGAGTCCTGCTTACAAGGGAAGAGTAACTTACGTTTTGTGCCAGAAGCGGACGTTGATAAAACAGCACTCAATAAGTTAGTGATCATGACCAGCACTCCGTTGATTGGATAAGCGAAAACAAACCTGCATATTTTGAGATGTGGGCTAATTGCTTTTTTAAAATTTTATAGATTGAGTTGGTGCTAATAAAGTAGATTAACTGCATGTTGATTAGATGGACGGTTGCTTGAGGCAACTTCCCTTGTTGCAAACTGAACTTTATGTTGGGGATTGGGATGGGACGAAGATCAGGATTTGAAGGTTTTATACGTGCTACAGGCAAAGCCGTAGCAGCAGCAGAGCGTGAACGTAAGAGAGCAGAACGCCATCAGTTTGCCGAGGCTCGCCGAATAGAGCGCGAAATAAAACGTGATAATGCTCAGAGACTTCGCGAGCAAAAGGAGGCTGATAAGTTAGCAAAAACCATGTATTTGGAGGAACGTCAAGATGAAGTTTCCGATCTTAACGCTGAGCTGAACGAGACTATTTCCGCGCTTTCAACACTTCTGGAACATACTCTCGAATTTGATGATTCAATTGATTTTTCGGCACTGAAAAAACACCCAAAATTCGAAGACTTCAAAACACCTAAGCATCTCTTACCAGACCCGGAGCCAGAGATAAAAGTTGTGCATGCTCCAGCGGCATGGAAGACTATTTTCCCGTGGGTAAAGAACAGATATTATCGAGAATTGCAGCAGGCAGAAGAATCTTTCAATAAAAGTAAGGAAGATCATTCAAATAAGCTTTTAAGCCAGAAAGTTGAGCTTGATGCTTTAGTTGCTGATTATCAGGCCCGAAGAACTGCTTACCTCGAAGAAATAAAAAGTCAGCACGACGAAGTTGACCTGTTTGAGCAAGACTACCTCAACTGCGATCCTGACAGCGTGTTGGCATATTGCGACATGGTGTTGACACGGTCTGAATATCCTGAGAACGGCTTCCCGCAAGCCTTTAGGTTGGCCTATTTACCTGACAGTAAGGAGTTGTTAGTTGAATACAACTTACCTGATATTGCAATAGTACCGCGCGAGTTGGAATACAGATATGTCAAAACGAGAGATGCCATTGATGCCAAGGCGCGAAAGATTGGCGAGATTAAAGAACTATATCAAAACATAATCGCCGCAATCACACTCCGCACAATGCATGAGCTTTTCGAAGCTGACAAGGCATCTGCTTTAACATCAGTTCTGTTTAACGGTGTAATCGAAACTATCGATCCTACAAGCGGGCATGACACTAAAGTCACATTAGTATCTGCCCGTGCTTACAAGGACGATTTTATGCAAATAAAACTCGAAAGGGTCGAAAAGAGTGCATGCCTTAGAAGTTTAGGTGCACAAGTTTCAGGGCGGCCAGATGAACTTCAGGCAGTAAAGCCTATTATCGAATTCAACATGGTTGATAAACGCTTTATTGAACAAGGTGATGCTTTATCTGCCCTTGAAACACGACCAAACCTTATGGAACTTTCACCGTCAGAATTTGAGATATTAGTATCAAATCTTTTCACCCAAATGGGACTGGATACCAAACTCACCAGAGGTACAAAAGACGGTGGCGTTGATGCGGTGGCATTCGACACACGCCCGATACTCGGTGGCAAAGTGGTGATTCAGGCTAAAAGATATAAAGACACTGTCGGTGTCAGTTCTGTAAGAGATCTTTACGGAACAATGATGAATGAAGGTGCTAACAAAGGTATTCTGGTGTGTACAAGTCAATACGGTAAAGATGCATATCGTTTCTGCGAAGACAAACCAATCGAACTTATAGATGGAGGCGGACTTCTCTACCTCTTAAAAGAGCATGCAGGGGTATCAGCACGTATCAACCCTAATTTTTAATTACTGTTCCAGACTCGGTCTAATGTTTATCGCGAATGTTTGAAATTAGAAATTCAGCACAAGATTTCTAGTCGAGTAATTCAAGGATATTAACTTAGGGCAGAATTTCCTGCCCTTTTTGTTATCCCATTAAACTAACCCGCGCCCCGTTGATTACTATATCGCAATACCTGTAAATACCCCTCAAATCCGCATATTCTCTATAGAGAGTAGATGACGTTACTTTGGGAGCGAGCATGAAGAACTATGTGCCTTCCCACATTCCTGATGATTTCAAGATTTAGCGAGCGTCCGCTCTTCGCTTACAGCCGCCCTAAAAATCCTTTCCTGGCGGCTTGGTAATAGTTAATTCTCAAACTTTAGTTTCATTTCGCTGTCAATCGATAGGTATAACGCTCCATGTCAAAGTCGATAATTGCCCGTTGATCGCGAAAGACACCGCAGCGCCCGTGGCGGATAAGATGGCCCTGCTCCACGGCAGCCCGGATGTATTTCTCGGCTGTAGTGCGGTGCAGGCCGAACATGGCCACGATATCGTTGGTCGTAGCGTGACCATGTTTTTTCACCAGCTCAATAATCCAGGAGATGAACAGGGTGCGCTCCCTGTGAGTTTTTGGTCTTGGCATCAGTCAGGCCCTCCCCGCCTGGCGCAGGCACTCTTTACGCCGTTTGGCGATTCGGGCAACTTCGACAGCACTGCAGGCGATCCCGAACATGTCCGAATACACCGCTGCGGCGCGGCGCCACAGTCCCTTTGCTTCCAGCGCCTTCGCTTTCTGCTCGGCGGCCTGCATCTTGATCGGGTCGCTTTTCTCCTCCATGCACGGAAGGATCACATCCGGAATATCGGCATGCGGCACCGCCGCATAGGTGTACTGAACGCTGTTAGGGGAGCGGGTTATCACCCCATCGTCACTAAGCTCGCGCAGCAGCTTGCCTGCTGTAGCGCCTGACATATCCAGCGCTTCGGAAACGTCGCCGACGGCGCAGTTCGGCTGGAAGCGCACAAAAATCGCCACCTGGTCTTTCTGAGTTAATGGTTTGGTCATTGGTCAAAACTCGTTTAGTTATTTCACAAGCCGCAAATGGCTCACGTTTTTGCGGTAACTTCCCCAGGCGAAATTCACCCAGATCCCGTTATCCATGGTCAGGCGGTCCATTACCCGCTCACCCAGGGTTTTCGATAACTCGTCAAAATTCAGGTTTGTCAGTACCCCCACTGGTTTCATTGCCGCCAGGCGGCGATCGATAATCTGATTAAGCAGCACCCACTCGTTACGTGTCTCGCGCTGAACCCCAACCTCATCCAGCACCAGCAGACTCACTTTGCAAAGGTCGTCCAGCAACTCAGATTCAGACTGGCCTTCGTCATAGCATTTCCGCGCGCGTAGCATCAGGTCAGGAACGGTCACCACCAGAACAGAGTGATCACGCTGCAGCAGGAAATTGCCTATTGCCGCCGCGAGATGATTCTTCCCGGTACCGCAGCCGCCACTGAACACAAAGCTGGCAAACCCACTGCCGAAGTTCTGGGCATAGCTCTTTGCCAAGGTCAGCGCGTTCTTTTGCCCCTCGTTGCTCACATGGTAATTTGCGAAGGTGCAATTGCGGTGCAGATCGCAAATACCGGACCGGCCAAAAATCTTCTCTGAGCGTGCGCGCTGATTTTCTTTTTCCAGCTCCGCAGCTCTCTTTCGCCCCTCCTCCTGTTGCCAGGCCATCAACTCCTTGGCGTTAGTGAACTTTGGCTGAATGCCTTCGGGGATCAGTCGCTGAAGGCGGCCCAGAACGTCATTCGTTGTTTTCATCGTTACCCTCTAAATCCCGGTGGTATTTCAGTATCAGGTGTCGATACTGTCAGGGCTGGCTGGCGACGCTGGCCTTTCGCCTGAGCGGCCGCTTTAGCACGAGATGTTTGCAGACTGGACGCAAAGGTCTGCTCCCACTGAATGTGGTGTTTAACTTTCCCTTCGCATTGCCAGTAATCACGAAACTGCTGCAGTTCTACAGCGGTATAACCCGGACGCTCACCAAGGTTGATGCCCCATAGCGCTGCTTGTCCTACGAAATCAGCCCCAGGGATCCAATCGTTGGTGATCGGGAATTTTCCAAACGGTGGCAAAAATTCGTTTTGCTCGCGCTCCTCTCTCTCTGGGTTTTCTTTTAGATCTGTATCTGTATCTGTATCTGTATCTTTATTAGTTGGGTTTCCGTTGTCCTCCTGTTGCAACGGAGCGTCAACACCCGTTGAACACCCGTTGTCACCCCGTTGCTCTTTCGTTTCTTTTTTGGCTTTTCTGGCCTGTGCCGATGCTTTACCTGCTGCGGACTTCTGACTGAGTGAGGTTTTTACAGCCTCCAGATCTCGCTCAATTCGCTCTTGTGACCATTCGCTACCGTTGTCGTTGAAAAACTCTTTTAACGAAGGCTCAACGGCGCTCCAACGGTCGTTGCTCAGCCGTGCAATTTTCGCCAGACGGTTTTTAGGAATGGGTCTTCCTGTCTGCCAGTAGTTGAACATCAGCAACAGGTAAGCGCCGTGCTCTTCAGTAGACAGATGCATGGTGTCCGCCAGGTAATCAGCAATGTAGAGTTGCATATAGGGCAGCGCTGCCATGTTTACTCCTGTTGCCCGGCGTACCGGGACGTGTGGTCATTGGTCAAAACTCGATTACGTAAAAAGTGGTGCTAGTGCCTGGAGATGAGCAATCATCACCCCGGCAAGCTCACCGGGTAAAAGTGCTGCGTTAGCCAGGAGGTTCTCAAAACCCTCCTTCGCTTGCTTCTTGCTCGGGAGGCCCAATAATTTTGCCTGGTGGTGCTCGCCGGTCTCTTTAATGGCCTCAGCCACCAGCTCGATATCGGTTTTACCCTGACGGAGGCCATGTTTTCTGGCGATCTCTATAGGCATCGCCCCGCTGATCGCATTCGCGAGTTGCATGACATAAGCCGTGTACTTGCTGGAATTGGTTTCGTTTTTCAGGTAGCGGTAAAGATTCTGTTTGTTCACTGTTATCCCTCTGCCACCCTCCAGAGCCCACTGTTCGGCCACCAGCTGCGTAATAACGTCCTGCGCCTGGCCGGGAAGAGTGAGCTCCCATTCACGAACGGCTGCCAAGATAGACTGGCGTCGTAAGTTGTCTCTGCGGCGAGGTTGATAATGATTTTTCGATTTCAGCGGAGCGGCATTCTGCTGGTTAATATGTTGAAAAGTTACCGAGTGCATGGTCAGGCATCCTTTTGAGGTAAACCATCGGTGAGGTTTGGATACAGATCAGGGCGCAACTCGTGCGGAGTTACCTGCCAGTCCAGAGCCCTGCAGGCATTAAGAACTTCAGTGCTGGCAACTTGAGTGCGAAACCAGACCGATACTGTCTGCGAGTTCTTACCCAGGCGGCGAGCTAGTTCAGACTGACTTCCACACAAAGAAATAATTTTTTGTTGAATGACTTCGTTCATGGTGCCTCCTAATTTTCATGCCACATACTTGATAATTTTCTTATCAGTGTCAAGAAATTTAACCAAACACAACTGAAAAGAAACTTTGTATGCTTAGCCACTGGTTTGATTTGGATATGAATATGAACTTTGAAGAACGGCTGCTAAGAGCCCTTGAAGAGGCTGAAATATCTCAATCTGAATTGGGTCGGCGTATTGACGTTAACTCCCAGACGGTTAGCCATTGGTGTAATGCCGGGAGCTTCCCAAGGAAAGAGAAGCTTGCCCTGCTACCAGAGGCGCTAGGCAAGCCGCTCTATTGGTTTTTCATGACAGACGAGGAAGAGAAGCACCTGCAATCTGTCACGGCCAGCAAGACTGTCCTCAACCAAAAGCAGGCCGCTTTGTTAGAGGTTTTTGATCAGCTTCCTGAGTCCGAACAAGACCGCTTTGTATCACTGGCGAAAACCAGACTTGAGGAATTGGATGCGTTTATGGCCGAATTCCTACGTAAAAGGAAAATCACTCCCCAAGATTAACCCTCCCCTGACCTGTAAGGCCGCATAAATGCGGCTTTTTTTATGCCCCACGCCCTCCCCGCAACCAACGAACAATACGCACTGGTATATTTATTATCAGATTTACATTGACTACTGGTATGTTTATTTGTAGCCTGATTTTAGAAAATCAGTCATTCAGGCAGGACGCCCACGTAGTAGCTGCCGGCGGCATATGAAACACCGGATGAGATGACCCCAATAATGCGCAGCAGGCTTTACCGTTCCGTCGGCCAGACGCAAAGGGCAACAAGGAGATAACCATGATCGACTACGCACGTAATCCCGTAAAACAGCAGGCTATTCGCCTCAACATCATTGAAGTTCTGATCCGCAAGTTCTGCTACTTCATGGCGCAGAAAGGTAATCCAGATCTCAACGTATGAGCTCGCTCTTCGCCTTAATCGTTACCGTCTGCGCCCTCACTGGGGAATGCTCAGACATCATGCTCGGGGTTTATAAGACCGAGACGATTTGTGAAGCAGCTGCCGCAGAGCAGCACGTGAAAGGACAGTGTTACCCGTACAAATCGGCTGACGACCAACAGCCAGCATTACATTTTTAATCGAGTTTTGACCAATGGCCTGACTGGCCCTGAAGGGATCCATTATGGAATTTGGAATGAAACGAGTGATGGCATCTGTCCAGGCTGTTGCGGTTCTGGACAGAATTTACTGCGGCACGCCAGTACCGCTCGCCACACTGAGCAAAGAAATGAAGCTCTCGGTTTCCTACCTGGAGCAAATTTTTAAACGGCTGCGCAGCGGCAAGCTGGTCACCTCACATAGAGGACCGGGCGGCGGATATAGCCTTCGTGAAGGTGATATCTCAGTTTCAGCAGTCATCCGCGCGGTCAGCAAGATCCCGTCGAACACCACGTTCGACCCGGTGCTGGATGCGCTTGATGGCGTGCTTGTCTCCCAGCTGGCGAAAAAAACCAGCGTCCAATAAGCACAAAACCCGCGCAAGGCGGGTTAAGTACCCGGTCAGCCGACCAAAGCTTTCCGGAATCGAGTTTTGACCAATGACCACTACCTAAGCAGCGCTCATCAGCTGTTGGGTATCTTACACCCAAACGAGGCTCCAAGATGGAATTTTTTTATCATATTAAGGCGACTCAGAAATCCGGCAAACCTGACGGTGTTATCTGGTTCAGTGCCAATACGGCGTCACGCGCTGCGCTGCAGCTGGACGTCGCGCTGGAAGATGTAGGTATCGAAACTGGCCGCGGTAAAGACTACGCCAAGCCTGTTCGTACCGACATGCCTGTTGTTGACGATCTACCTGAAGAAGGCGTGATTGATTACACCTGGTGCAAATGCTACGAACTGGCCGAGGACCAGCGAACCTGGAATGTGATTGCCGGCACTGCGCAGCAACCTCATCCAGACGAAAAAGTTGTTGAGGGTACCGACACCACTATCGTCGATAGCGTGGATATCGACGATAGTGGCGAAAGCATTGTTGATGCAGATGGTACCGAAACGGTTTGTGATGCGGTAAGAGAGTTCCGCGAGCGCAAACTTCCGGTATTGACGACCGTCGCCACCCTGCCTTTCCGTCAGCGTCTTCTGGCGCAATTCATCGCGGACAAACAGTATCTCTACCACGTCGACGAAGAGCAGAAGAAAGCCATACTGGAGCTTGAGCTGGATGTGGACAACAACTACGTTCAGAACCTGATCCTGGCCGCCGAAAATGTTGATGGCTTCAAGAAAGCACATGAGCCCGACATCTGGAAAGTGGTCAGTGCTCTGAAAACCATCTTCCCTGTTGATGGAAAACGCACAGAGCTGTCTGTCGTCATCCAGTTCTTTAAGGCGTGGTTCAGCACCGAGCACATCGACCGCGGGATCCTGACGCGCGAATGGGCCGCTGGCAACCGCATCAACATCGTGCAGCGCACTGACGCCGGGACCAATGCCGATGGCGGGTACGTAACTGACCGCGGTGAAGGCGCGCATCATACCCTGGACACCCTCGACCTTGAGATCGCCTGCGCCCTGCTGCCGATGGACTTCAACCATCGGGAAATTCCGGTCAGCATCGCGCGCCGCGGCAAAGATATCGTCGCGAACAAAGAAGAACCATGGAAGTCGTGGAGCAAAATCCTGCGCAACCAGCCTGGAGTTCTGGCAGTGAATCGCGCGGCCATCTTCAACCTGGTGCGCATCGCGCCGGAGAAAATCCACCTGAACCCGGTTGCTCATCTGGAGTTCGTTAACCAGACGATGACGGCTGAATTCAATGCTGCAACTGAGTTGCTGCCACTGCATGCGCCAGTTGCTGAACCTGAGGTGCCGGCAGCACAGCCGGGCGGCGTCGGAAAAACTGATCGCAACCCTAACTACAAACCCGACTTTGACGGGCTCGATACTGAGATTGCGCTGGCAACGCTGTCAGCGGATTTCAATATTTACGACATTCCAAGTGATGTTTTCATCCAGGCGAAGGCTATCGTCGCAGCTAACGAAAGTCCGTTTAAAGAATGGTCTGAAGCTTTACGCGCAACACCCGGCATTCTGGATTATTCCCGCGCTGCAATTTTTGCGCTGATCCGTAGTGCTCACCCTGAGTACTACAAATATTCTGGGCGTCTTGCCGGATACATCAACGCGAACCTGACCGAAACCGACCATGAGAATCCTACAGCGGAAATGCTGGCGGCGGCTCGCCATACCCCAGAGGTTAGCTGGGAAAGTGAAGTTAACGAGCAGATCGAAGCGGAAAAAGCAGCGTTAGCCAGCCAGCCGCAGGTAGCGAACCTCGGCGGAGGCGTATTCGCCATCGATGGCCTGATGAACGAAAAACAACCTGAAAATGATGACCGTTCACCGGTTAATGATGAGACCACCAGCGATGTGCAGATGGAAGAGACTGACCAGGCGGAAGGAGAAAGTGTTAACGCGGTTCCACCAGGCGAAAGCGCTGATGCAGCTGATCCGCAAACAGTTGCCATAGCGGGAACTGTCTGCACTGGCTGTGGTACCGAAGGTGGCGGCGGTTGCCCTGACTGTGGCGCCGCGGTTGGCGATGCAACCTATGCGCTAATGGAGGCGGGCCTGAAAGAGGAACTGGAGGCGCTGGGGACTGATACCTCCAGCGCGGAAACCATGTTCACGCACCTGATGGTGGATCTCGAGACCATGGGCAAAAAACCGGGTGCGCCGATCGTTTCAGTGGGGGCTGTATTCTTTGACCCGGCCAGTGGGGAAACCGGTGCTGAATACTATCAGGTGATTAACCTTGAATCGTCGATGTCATTCGGGGCCAGGCCAGATGCCAGCACCATCCTCTGGTGGTTGAAGCAATCGCCGGAAGCACGATCTGCAATCGTATTGGATGATACGGTCGGCCTGGTGGAAGCGCTGGAGCAATTCCTCGACTTCATTGCTGAAAACGCGGCTAACGGCTCCAAGAATGTGCAGCTCTGGGGGAATGGCAGTTCGTTCGATTGTTCGCTTCTGGAAGCAGCTTTCGAGCTGGCCGACACGCCCTTCCCGATCCCGCACTGGAACTATCGGGATGTGCGTACCGTCGTCGAACTGGGCAAAGCTGTCGGGTTGAACTCGCGCTACGACATCCCTTTTGAAGGCGATCAACACAATGCCCTGGCCGACGCCCGCCACCAGGTCAAATACGTATCAGCTATCTGGCAGCGCCTGACACAAAACTGATTAGCGAATATCACTATTTGGATTCCCGGCCAGTTATATTTTACTGGCCGGTCAATATGAGAATTGACCG